CAGACCCCAATAGCCAATTTAAAGAAGGCATAGAAATTGGTGGTCTATTATTATGTAAAGCGCCTCAAGAAATGATGGACCAAAGATCCGCGTACGTTAATGAAAAAACACGTGCACAGACCGAAGCGGTAGATGCAGCATTCATGAATCAAAACGATCCACGTATGCCTAAGTTTGCTGAAGGTCAAGAAAATGGTCGATCTTTTGGAAAAGGCAAAAAATAAGGAGATACAATCATGGCAGCGACAGCTACCCCTTACGGACTTAGGGCCGTAAACCATCTAGGAGGTACCCCATATGCGGGTTCGACTAGAATGTACCCGATTGCCTCTGGTCTTGCTCAAAACATATTCTACGGTGACGTAGTTGGTGTAGTTACAGCAGGTACAATACAACAAACTCGAACAACTGGAGCTGCAGGTGGAACTGCATTTTTAGCTGGTACAGTTGGTGTATTTGTAGGTGTTACATACACAGACCCGAATCTAGGCACAGTGGTATTTAGACAACATTATCCAACAGGCACAGTAGCAACCGATATACAAGCGTATGTTATTGATGACCCAGCGGTTATATTTCAAGCTCAAGCAGATGCGTCAGTAGCCCAAGCAGGTTTAGGCGCTTGTACTTTCTTTGCAGCGGCACAATCAGACACTACTGGTAGTACAACTACAGGTAATTCAACATCTGCATTAGATGCAACAGTAACAACAAATCAAGATGCATTTAAAATTGTTGGATTTGTAGATAGCCCAACATCAACTGTTGGTGACGCATTTACAGATTTACTTGTAAAATTTAACCCAGTAGCTCACGCTTACACCAGCGGTGTTGGCATTTAATTAAGGAGAATATGATATGGCAATTTCAAGAGCCCAGCTCCTTAAGGAGCTATTACCAGGACTTAACGCACTATTCGGTTTAGAGTATGAGCGTTACGGAGAAGAGCATAAAGAGATTTACGAAACTGAATCTTCAGATCGTTCTTTCGAAGAAGAAACAAAACTAGCTGGCTTTGCAGCCGCACCCCTTAAGTCTGAGGGAGCAGCTATTGCGTATGACAATGCACAAGAAGCTTTTACAGCTAGGTACAATCACGTAACAATTGCTTTAGGATTCAGTTTAACTGAAGAAGCGGTTGAGGATAATCTATATGATAGTCTTTCAGCTCGTTATACTAAAGCTCTTGCTCGTTCAATGGCAAACACTAAGCAAGTTCGTGCAGCTAACGTTTTAAACAATGGCTTTAACGGTGCTTTCTTAGGTGGTGACGCACGTTCACTATTTGGTACAGCCGCTGGCGGTGCAGTTACTAACCACCCATTAGTTTCTGGTGGTACTAACAGTAACGTACAAGCAGTCCCAACAGACCTTAACGAAACAGCATTAGAAAACGCAGTGATTCAGATTGCAGCGTGGACTGATGAAAGAGGTCTATTGATCGCATCAAAACCACGTAAGTTGGTAATTCCACCAGCATTACAATTCGTTGCTACTCGTTTATTAGATACCCAACAACGTACGGGTACAGCTGATAACGATATTAACGCATTGAAAAATAATGGTGCAATTCCAGAAGGTTACACAATTAATCACTTCTTAACAGATGGTGATGCTTACTTCTTAACAACCGACGTTCCTAACGGTATGAAGCATTTCGAAAGAACTGCATTAACTACTTCTATGGACGGTGATTTCGACACAGGTAATGTTAGATACAAAGCCCGTGAAAGATATTCATTCGGTTGGTCAGATCCCCTCGGTATGTGGGGTTCACCAGGTGCTTAATTAAAGCACTCCTCCTGAAAACCCGGCTCCTCTCTGTCGGGTTTTCTTTTTTATGGGGTATAATTATGTTATGCAATATTTAATCGACATGTTTGGAGTTAGCGTTGTATGTATCATTGCGTCTGTAATTGGAGGCTTCTGTAACTACAATGTTAAAAAAGCTAAGGGTAAAGTGCCCAGAGGCGGACATATTAATTGGCTTATGGAGCGTAAGCGTGCACGTATAGAGTTTTTATTATCTGTATTTGTTGCTGCTGTTTCAGCTGAATTTTTTGTACCACCTATTATTAATCAATTCGGTCTTCATATAACATTTTCTCCGGCGATAGCTTTCTTTATCGGCTATAGCGGTATGCGCTTGATCCCTATGATGGAGCGAAAAGTGTCGCAAGCTCTTGATAAATTGGCGTAAAAAATTAGCAGCTTTTTTAGGGTTACTTATAGTATTACCTGTGTCTCCTACTATTTTTGTTATAACTGTATGGTTAAACTCATGAATTTACTTAGTGCACAAATGTAACTAATATATATAATCTTTGTATCAGCGATGCTGAAATCTAATATAAAGGAGAAATAACATGGCTTGGACTACACCATCGGCAACAGAAATGAGATTTGGTTTTGAAGTAACAATGTATGTAATGAACAAGTAAGTTTGTTGTAATGATAATTAAGGGGCTTCGGTCCCTTTTTTATTGTGCAAAAGCTTTAAATAGCGTATTATTAATTATCTGGGAACAACCAGCTTATCAGACTGCCCCAGCAGACGCATACACGACGGATAAGCTTAAACTTTGTATGGAGAAAGAATCATGGCTATAACCACATTTTCTGGTCCAGTCAGGTCCCTTGGAGGATTTGTACAAGATGGACAGAACAACGCAATTGATGCAACAGCTGCTTTAACAGGCGGCACTCTTGATTTAACTGTTCTTCCCGTAGCACCTTCTGCTCCTGGTGTATTACCAGCTGTTACAGCTTCACCTGGACACGCAGGAAAAGAACTTACTATATCCGCTGATGGCGGTACATTTACATTACCATTAATTGTAGCAACTGTTGACAACGACCCTACAAACCCTAATCAAGTAAGTAATCTTGGTATGCAGTTTAGATTTACTGTAGTAGCTGATATTACTACTAGTATTATTATTAATACGGGTGCAGTAACTGACGTAATCTTCGGAACAGTTAACTTCTGTGATGACGCTAATGATGCAGGCGTAGCTGGATTTTTCCACTCACCTGGTACAGCAAACTCAGTAACATTTAACGGCACAACTCAAGGTGGTGATGCAGGAACTACTGTTACTATGACAGCTATAGCTGCTAACTCATGGAAACTTGAAGCAGTTTCAGTGTTTCCAACAGCTTCTGCACCAGCTACACCATTCTCAATTAGAGTGTAATATAGGAGAATAGACAATGGCTATAACAACAGATATATGGGCCGTCACTCCTAGCTTTTCAGCTACGTTATTCCGAGCCGCTGCCGCTATTGCTGGCGCAGGGAATATAACGTTACTTACTAATCAGCCTCTAGATAATGGGGCTGGTTATCAAATTCTATTTACTTGTGCGGGCGACGCAACTGCTGCTACATTTACTATCACTGGATATGTGGCTGGGGATTTATCTCAGTCTGTAACCACTGAAACTGTAGCTGGTGTTGATACTGGCACCGCAACTTCTGTAAATTACTATTCTAAAATCACTAGCATTTCATCAGACGCAGCAGTAGCAACCAATGTAAGTATTGGCAATGCTATTACTGATGGCATGGCTCTACCAAGAGCAAGAATGAAAGGATTTTATTTTGTAGGTTCTGCAGGTGCAGGTAGTGTTACATTAACCTTAAATGGTAATGCAGCGACAGATAGAGTTTTATTAAGTATAGCTACTCCAGCTAACGTAGAGTCACAACAGATGTCTTTACCGGGCGACGGAATTTTAATTAACGGGAATGAGCCGGAAACAACGTTTGGGGTAATAACTCAAACAACAGCCGTGACATCATTAACGGTATTCTGTGGATAAGTTATGGATGAAGAGCCCAAACCAATCAGTAATGAGGAGCGCCTTGAGGAATTAAGGCGTTGGTTTGAATCACTAGGAGATTGTGTGTAATGGCAACACCTAGAAAAAAGGGGATGGGAATAAAAACTTCGGTTAAGTCTGGCAATTTTAGAAAGACTAAAACTGGAGCGGGTATGACAACGAAGGGTGTAAAAGCCTATCGTAAAGCAAACCCAGGTTCCAAACTCAAAACAGCTGTAACTGGGAAAGTAAAAGCTGGTTCTAAAGATGCAAAGAGACGTAAGTCATTTTGTGCAAGGTCTGCAGGACAGATGAAAAAATTTCCCAAAGCCGCTAAAGATCCTAATTCTAGATTGCGACAAGCACGCAAAAGATGGAAATGTTAAAAATGGATGAATCAACGAAACACTTACTAGACGCTACGTCTATCTTTACTGCCGTGGGCACTATGCTTTCATGGCTTCCTCACTTGGCTTCACTTTTTACAATCGTATGGTTAGGTATTAGAATATATGAAACTAAAACTGTGCAAAGATTAGTAAAAAGAAAACCTAAGATGCCTTTGGTTGAGCCAAGAGAACCTAAAGCATCAAGCAATAGAGTAAAGAAATAGATGCCAACAGTAAGTAAAAAGCAGGAAAAGTTTATGCAAGCGGTGGCTAACAACCCAAAGTTTGCTAAAAAAGTAGGTGTTAATCAATCAATTGGACGAGAGTTCACACAGGAGAAAGGCATGAAAACTAAGAAAATGATGGGCGGCGGTATGGCTGACCGAAGAGGTAGAGCTATGACTCGTATGGGTGCAGATGCAGCTGGTCGCGCTATGATGAAACATGGCGGTAAAGTTAAAAAAATGAATAAAGGTGGTAACACTTCTCGCATGAACGAGCTTGAGGAATTAGGCAGAGTTGATAATGAAAAAGGTTATTCTGCTAAAGGCAAAAGAAATCTTAAAGATGAAAAAGCCCGTGTTGTTCGTGAGATTAAAAACAAAAAAGCTGGCGGTAAAATCAAAGGATATGCTGCATATAGTCCTTTATCTACAAAGTACACAAAAAGTAATGCAGCTGGCGGAGCCACTATGAAAGCTAAAGGTAAAAAAATGATGATGGGTGGTAAAGTTAAGAAAATGAATATGGGTGGTGCTACTATGGGAGCCAGAGGTAAAACTATGGCGGATATGAAAGACATGGAAGGTAGGGCTATGGCAGCAGGTAGGTTAGGTGGTTCTCCAGCTATGATGGCAGACGCTAGAGGTAGAGCTATGAAACACGGCGGTGCTGTAATGAAAGCCAAAGGTAAGAAAATG